TTGGTAGTTAATAATTGTTACTTCTTAAGAAGGCTGCGGCTAATCCGATTGGTAATGCGATTGCTAGTAGTATCATGTTTTTCAGTTTTAATTAATAATGATTGAACGATGGTACAAATATAACAACCTTTTTTATTAACAACCAAATGTGAATAACACTTTTTTTAGTAAATACCTCTGTACAACCTGTAAACGCTAGGAAAAAAACTTTAAAAAACTTTTTGCACGATAGTAAATCACGCACGATTTTCGCACTATTTCGTCCGCCCGAGATTTTTTTTGGGGGGTAATTACTATGAATTGGGTAAGGGTTCGTGCTACCAGGTAACACATGTAAGTATTACCTGGATCAATTTAACGAGGGTAATTTTGGTTACCTGGGAGAGGCTCGAACTCTCAACCTACAGATTAGAAGTCTGTTGTTCTATCCAATTGAACTACCAGGCAATGTGCTTTACATATGATCCGTATCGTGTAAAGGTTTTGGGGTTTTCTTATCACATCATTTTGGGGTGACCTTATAGAATTACTATAGGGGAGTATAAAGATCACGTATAAGGTAATTGTATAGTCTACGGACTTGTAGTCTTCCGGATATTGTAATACAAAACTGTTGTCCCTTGTAGGATTCCTTCTTTGTTAACCTATCCACGAAACCTAGTTCGATCAACTTCTTGTGTTCCCTGTACACCGGGTATTGGTTCTGCTTACTACTTAACCAATCCATCTGATCACATAGACTTATTACCTGTGGCATTGTATAGAAGGTGAAGGACGATTTACATTCACTCTCACGTATTGCACATGCTAGAAATACCATTACAGTTCTGTACTGTAGTTCATTGTCCAAAGACTTGATATACTTATTTACTGCACGTTGATGGCTGAAGAGTTCGACTATCTTTTTCGCTACTACCATTGACCTAAGATTATTACAATGATCATACATATTAGACCGGCAATGATCGTCCAACCTTGGACTATTAGATTGCGTTGTACATGCTCATTACTACGTCCTTGGCTTAGTCTATTTCTTATGTCATTCATGTTACTATATTTTGTTTGATTTGTTTTGTAAGAATTCTTGCACAGCATTGCATCGTTAACGTAACCACGTCAATTCAAATTCATTTAGGCATTGATCGGATCCGTAACGTTTCCTTTCTTACAAAATGTCCAGGACAAAATGCATCCTGGTGATATAATAGGCCTGTGTAAATGTATAACAGACTGAGGGTCAGTAGGTAGGGGTGGGTTGTTGCTAGTCCTAAGTGGACTAATTCGATCTTTAAAACGTTTTTTTGCCATGTACCCGGTCTTTCATTCCCATTCTCCCATTTGCCTCTGGCCCACCATATATTAGGTGTTATACCACAAAAACATCTACAATGCCCTTCTGAGCAAATGTAAGGAACTTTAATTAATTTTAAATGGTATTATGCCGGTCTGTTTTTTTAATGATCTTAGAACCTAAAAAAAAATGCAACTACTCAAAAGATGTATAATATTAGTTTAATTTATAATACTAGTATATTATATAGTATATTAAATATATTATATATATATTATAGAAAGGCTAGCCATTTTGTCTACCTATGCTAGCCAGTATGTCCACCAGTGTATATCTCTGTTAACTTCTTTTGTTAATAACTTTATGCACGAAGGTTCATCTTTATTTATCTTAGCACCAATGAATATGATTGGGCAAAGAATAGCGGTTAAAGTTTCTAAGAAATACAACGATGAGGTTGAATTTTCAGGAGGCAATAAACTATACTTAGATGTATCATACAATCCAGAACATCACGTAACAATATGTGGAGAGGTCGTGGCTTTACCTAGAGGAGAGTGGTGTAAAAGCACTAATGGTAGTTTTATAAAACAGGAGATGCAAGTAGGCGATATGGCTTACTTCAATTATCTAACTGTGAGTAAAGACAATCTTATTACCGGAGAGGATGATGTTTATTTAGCGGACTTAGAAGAATGCTTCTGTTTTGTACGAGGTGGATCTTTGACTGCTATTGCCAATCACGTTCTTATCGAGCCTTACATGGAAGAGGAAAAAATTGGATCTATTATCATGGGACCACCCAAGCGTAGCGAAGACAAAGGTTACGTAAGGCACATAGGTACACCATTGAAAGGCAAAGAAGAACTTGGTTTAAATAACGGAGATACTGTGAGATTTCACGAACGTAACTCTTTTCTAAACAAAATCGAGGGTGTTGAATATTACGTAATGCATCAATCAGATATTTTAGGGAAGGAACTTAATGGACGCAATATATAGCATACCAGACTGCATATTCAATCATGCAAAATTATACGTTGACACAAGAGTCATGGCAAATCGTGACCACTACAAAAAACTTTATTGGAAGTCTAGAAGTTACAAGTACAAGCACCCTATTTTATTTGATGAACCTGTAGACAATGAGTTCTACACCGACTTCAAAGGAATATTAGGGGAACTTTTAGTAAGGCATCATTATGATTTAAAAGGCATTAATTACACAACCTCAGCATTTGTTAAGGAAAAAGGTGTAAGTGATCCTGATCTTATAGTTGATGGAAAAAGAATAGATGTTAAGGGTTGTGAGAGATCCCTGAAGGTAAATATGTTTACAATAGATAAGTTGGATGTTGACTTTGTATTGTTTGTTTTATTCCTATCAGATCACAGGTATATGTTAATGAATTTTGAGAAGGAGAAGATTAAGACATGGCCGGTAGTAACGATTAATGACAGAAACAAATATTTTGAATTTAAGGTGGATAAGCGACAGTACAGATATGTCACCCCAGATCTTAATACCCCCGAAAAAAAAATCGAAGATGAGTAGACTAAAAAGAAAACCGGGAGAAACATTACAAGAGTGGGTAAACAGAGTTAGTAAAAGAAAGCCGTACCAACTTCAAGACATAGATATACTAGCGTTATCTATAATTGGTGTTGCAGTGTTGTGTGTACTTATTATACAAATCGTTTGGTCATGATTAAAAACTTTTTAAAGCGTTTAGTTAAACCACGAAGACTTACCCCCCTAGAAAAAATTTCTCAGAGATTGGGATACATGGGAACAGCGTTTATTATGATGTCACCATACCTACTCAAAGTGGATGATGTTGGGGCATACACCTATCTAATTGGAGGCTTGTTGTCATTACCACAGGTATTTATTGCAAAGCAATGGAACATCGTTGCTGTTAATTTAAATGTTATTATCGGATACGGAATATATTTATTTACACTATGAAAAATCACACTAAAGTATATCACGAATCATTTTGTATCGAACCAGGAGATTGGATTGGATGTGAGGTGTGTGATAGAACTGCTGTAGATATTCATCATATACACCCAAGAGGAATGGGCGGATCTAAAGAAAAGGATACCCCCGAAAATTTGCAAGCGTTGTGTAGGGAATGTCACAGTTACTTTGGAGATAAGAAACAATTTAAACGAATGCTAATAACTATGCACCATGAAAGAATACAAAACATCTACTGAACCTGGAACTCAGACTAAAATGCCTGTACCACAAATGTCTAAACAAGACATAGTGAATAAGATTCTAAAACTTAAGTTAGAACATCCATATCATCCTAGTATACCAGGACTACAAGTTTTATTGGATAATTTATAGGTTACTTACGATACGTTCGATCTTGTCGATCACAGTAAGTTTCACACCATAAAGTTCAGGTGCGTTGGCACTTTCTAAGCAAGACATAACATCTAGTAATAACTCTAGTTTTCTTATTGCTAGTACATCAACTGTTTGTTGATCTGATATAGATACTATATTATCTTCTGCCATATTTTTAATTTTTATGAGCCACAACCAATACAGTCAATATAAGAATCTGTTGGTTTAACTCCATTAATTTTCATAGTTAGGTTATGAATTTTATCAGCAATTTCCATCTGCTCCCCAAAATCTGAAGTCATTGACTTTAATATCTCTAACTCTTCCACTTGTTTTGTCAAGTCTACATCTGCCATCTCTAAGCGTTTTTAATTGCGTCACCAATTGCGTTATAATTAACGTCACTTGCTGCTACTGTTGCAGTTGCTTTACCATTCTTGTTTCCAAATGTACTTGCTAGTTTTTTCGCTCTTGCTGCTGCTTTCGCTGCCTTTGCTGCTTTTGCTGCTGCCGTTGCTCCTTTTGCTAATTTTGCAACTTTTGCAATTGCTAATATTGGTAATCCCATAATTTTTAATATTTAGGTTTTGGTTTTGAAGTCTTTGGTTTGTCCTTGACTTTTTTAATTTTTTTGTATAACATAATTTATTTATTTAATGACCGGCATCGATACCTTTGTCTAATACTTCCAGTATATGCCTAAATATTTCTTTTTCTTGTACTCCAGTTACATCGGTTCCATTTATAAGAAGTCTGTAATGGTCTTTTTTTTCTGTTTTTCTTAATTCTACACTGTTACTCATAATAATTTGTTGTTTAAGCGGTTCTACTATTGTTGTTTTTCTTTGGGAGTCTACTCTTTTCTTTTCTTCCTTTATTTATAGATGATAATTCAAAGCCAACTATTTTACCATTTTTATGAGAAGCATCTAAACCATCGCCATTACCATAAGTACCTTTATCTCTATTGTACTTTTTAAGTAGGGTCCTGTATCTTATCATCGCAGGGGAAGACTGAAACTTTTTGTACTCGGCTTTATAGTCTCTTTTTGCTGCCATGCTTATTTTTTCTTTTTAATCGTTTTTCTCTTCTCTTCCAGTGCTGCTTTTTGTGCTAAGAGTTCTTTTGCTACTGCATCATAACCATCTTCACCTCGTTTGTAGACTGTTCCATTTTTTGTTATTTCATCACTTGTTCCACCTTCATACGCTAGTCCAGTAGCACCCGAAAGGGTAGTTCTTGTTACTTTAGGTTTATCCTCTTCAACAACCGGAGTTTTTTGAATTACTTTTTCAGCAGCATTTGAAACAACCTCTTTTGCTTTTTCAATAACATCAGGAGCACCATCTATAACATCTGATGCAACTTCTTTAACAGCGTCTACACTTTTCTTGAATATAGATTTAAACTTACTAGGTTTTTTCGTCTCGTTATACTTAGCCTTTGCAATAGCCTTTTTCATTTTCTGGTTTAACTTCCATGCTTTGTGATGTTGGCCAGATTCTTTTAAGTATACAAGTTTTGCTTGTATTTCTTTTAAT